AGAAGGTGGTTTTCCAACATTTGATGAATTAAGCTCTATGTTCAAACGTCCGACATCTGATGGATTAGATGCAGCCAATGCAGCACATGAAGCAGAGCAGCAACGTACATCCATGGTTAAAGCGCGAACACCTAAATCGACACCTGAGGGATTGCGGGCACAAGGTGAAGATTTGGATATCCAGCTAATGGGAGCTAAGAATGAGTTAGCCAAGGCTAAAGAATCAGATCCATTCCCCGTGAATCCAGAAACATCATTACCCGACTTACGGCATGAAACTGTGTTAAATAATGCTGAACAAATACATGAAGACGCACAACAGCATCAATCGGATATTTTAGCAGAACACAAGGAATCATTAGGAGAAGGGCAAAATATTCCTGAACGTGCAGCGACTGAAGTTAACAAATTTGTTGAGGGTGAAAAGGGCGCCATTAAGCCGTTATATGATGGTGTTACGCAAGCATTGGACGGTCAAAATGTGCAAGTCCCGAACGTTGAGCGCGCTCAATCTATACGTGCTGAAGTTAACCGATTAATTGACGAGGGCATTATAGCGCCTGAAGGCGATAATATTTATGATAATATCGTTAATCAGCTTTACGAGGAATGGCCAGGTCCAGAAGTTATTGATATCCCTGCATCTAAGTTTGTTAAAATTTGGAAGTCGATGCGCGACTTAGCATACATTGCACGCAATCGTAGCCGCGAACCTGGTATACCACAAGACGAGCGTATGAGATGGGAGAGCCGAGCAAAACAGCTTGAACCAATTGCCAAGCAACAACGCGACTTGCTGCAAGATTCAATACCAACGGATGTTTTTGGTAATCTTATGAGTGCTGACAAGCAATGGAAAGAACGCGTCATACCATTCTACCGAAACCAGGTTTACCGTTCAGTTAAAAACAATGGCTACGCACCAGATAACATCATTAAAGCAACACGTGGAATCGAAGATTATAACCAAGTCATGCAACGCGCTATCCAGGCCACGCCAGAGCTTAATCGGTTAGCGCTGAGTGAAGTATTCGCGAATAAGCCCGAAACCATGGCGACCGCTGGCGAGATGTTTCAACCATACATCGATGCGCACGCGCCATCTCAAAGATTTGTTCGTGACCATGCCAATTCTAAAGAACGTGTAAATAATGCAGCCGATACCGTGCAGCGAGCGCGCGAACACGCCGAGCAAGTACGCGACGCGCGAGAAGTAACCGACAAGCAAGCCAAAGATAGTTTCGAGCAGCAGCAAGAAATTAAGAAAAAGGTAGATAAGCTAATTGGTCAGCTCGAAGAAAACAAGCGACACTTGCGAGATATGCGTAAACAAATCAAACGAGAAGGTATAACGAAAGAAAATGTTAGGCGTGAGCAAGCGTTGGTGGATAAAGATAATCAGATTAAAACCGCGCTTTGGAATGCAGTCAAAACCATATCCAGCGTTAAGCTTGGTAGTAAGGTAATGAAGATATTAAGCACGATTGTAGACAAGTAAGCAGATGGGCGTTAAGCGCCCATCATATTTAAGTAAACATCCCTGCATGACTTTCCGGAATGCGCGTTGATAAACTGTCGCCTAGTGATTGCATCTTTCCATCTGCAAAAGTTAGCATTAGAGCATCAGCCAGGTCGCAACTAGGCATGCCGCGCTTTCGTAACTCAATTTTACTTTCGATTAAAAGCTGGCCATTGCTTCTATACTTATAGCCAAGGCTGCATAAGTCGGCGTGCAGTTCATCGCTATCCGGTATTTGTACGTCTAGTTCTTGTTGTAACCAGTCTCGCATTTCCCACCAGTATTCGGCGCGTTGGTTTGCAAAACGCTCTCTGTCATTAGCTGAACGTGCAACGTTAACGCCAACAACTTCCGTGTATCCCATTTCTTGCAGTCTATCAACTGTGCCTGCTCCAATCCCAATACAGTCGACAAAAACGCGATAAGGTTTTTCTTCCTCGATGACGCGCTTGATACGCCCGGCTAGCTGCATTGTGTTTTGATTACGTAGCGTTTCCATCTTGAAAGCTTTTCGCCCACGCCGTCTAATGAGTGCGCACCTATCGTTTTCGCCGATGGCCGGATCTACACCAATAATCAACGCATTTTCTGTAACGACTTCATTCTTTCGAGCAGCGTTAACATGCTTCGACGTTATAAACGTATCATCAACCGGGTTTCTAAAAGCTTCAACTGCTGATAGCGGATACTCAACTTGAAAGCGTTTTACGCCCTCATCATGATCGCTACTAAACTCTCTTACCTTAATACGTCGCCAGTATAAATGCTCATGAGTCATGCCATCTTCATGATACCTATCAAAAATATCCTGCTCTTCCTCGGATAACGGCGGCGCTTCCGTATCTCGACTCGTATACTCGGCCTTGTACTCTTGTTGCCAGTACCACGGAACAAATATGGCTTGAAATTCACTATCACCAGTGAGCGCATTATTCCACAATTGGTTGAAATAGTTACCAATCCCGTTAGCGGTGGACTCCATGATGATCTCGGTGCCAGACTCGCTAGATATAGCCTGCATGACCCCTTTAGAATGCTCCTCTGCGTGCGGCCAATAACCTACCTCCGAACCGTGGAATAACTGTATAGTTTGTGAACGTCCAGCACCTTTGTTTCCAGCTGTCCCCACCGCATAACCTGAATCCAGCGAGAGAAAATTCAATTCTTTAGCGCTCGATGAATCCGGCGTTGGCGCTAAGCCTTCAGGTAAGCCGTTGACGTAGCGCCGTGTCATTGCGAAAAGGTTTTTCGTCGCCTCGGCTTCATGCGTGAGAATGAATGCTTTCTTTCCACGTTGAGTTATGACTTTATGAAAGAACCGCGCTTGTATAAGTGTTGAACAACCAAGTTGACGGCCTTTGAGTATGATCGCCCTAACTTTACCCGTCGCTTGTAGCTGTGCTTCTAACCGCTCATGTATATACGTTTGTGCCCGGTTGAGTTCAAAGTATGCAACCCGACCGGATTTAGTCCTGATTTTAAGAAAGTTCTTAGCGAAAAGCGGAAAAGATTTAAGTACTTTTAAAAGCTTATCAGTCATTATTCGATTAGCTTATCGACAAGCTTTTCAATCAACGAATCGCTAGCCGACTTATCATCTTTCTTCTCTGCATAGTCTTCTCTAAAGCGTGATTTCATCGTGAAAATCCAAGGCGTTGCTGAAAATTCTGGATTGTCGCCGGTAATACCATCTCGTCCGATACTTTCCCAGCTGCTTTGAGATTTCTGGACTCCGAAGTCTAAGGCTTTTGCGAAGTCTGGGAAGTCGTCGCGCCACTTGTAAAGCGTAGATCTACAGCATCCCAAGTCAGCACAAACAGAAGCCAAACTCCTACCGCTCTCTAAAATATCGATCACTATCTCGCAATATTCCTTTTTGTACGATGATTCTTGCCATGGCATAAGTAATCCTTTTTATTGTGCGAGGGTTCCAATTTAATAGCTAAATATTAGCACATAAAACGGAGCTATATCAAAGAATATATACCATTATAATACACTTGGTTTACTAGTGCAAGCTTATCCCCAAAATTTGTGTATAAAGCTGTGAGTAAGCTGACTTAGCCACGCCATATATAAATATCAAATTTTAACCATAATCCACTTGCATTACTAATCTATGTGTACTACAATGGTCACAAGTTAGCGATTAAGCGAACTAAACAAAACTAGGAGCTAAACCCATGAACCAAGCGCAAAAGTTAGCCAACGACTACGAAGAGCTCACATGTGAAAACGACTACGGCAATCAAAACATGTTTAACTTGCTAGATGATACAGATTGCACGTGTGAGGCTATAGAGAACGGCGACCTGTATCGGTTTAAAGATGGTAGCTCGATTAAGTTGAGAAACGCTTGGTATCTAGTAGAGCAAAACTAACTAACAAACCAGGGGCATAGCATGGGTACAAGCACAGTATGGGAAGATATCAAAGCGAGCGCACTTCAAAGAGCGCTGGAACAAGACGGACGCCTTGAGGTTTCTCCGGGCGTTGAGGTAGTCACAAACAGCGAGATGCTATCTAACTTAATCGGAGTTTGGAACGGCGCTAATTACCCATACAACGAAGGTGACGACGAATACCAAGAATTTGAACATCAACTGTTCGAGGACGTAAAGAGCGCGGTATATAAATATTGGATATCTACTGATGATGGGATAAATATTGGCTATCATCGAATTATAGACATAATTACGTCTAACGATTGAGCATAAACATAACATAACGAAAACTAGGAGCTAAACATGAAAATAACCGATGCTTGCCAAATATTAGGGCTCACCGGTGAAGTAACGCCGGAACTAACAAAAACAGCTTACCGTAAAGCTTGCTCAACGTATCATCCAGACCGCAACCCAGCAGGTTTAGAGATGATGAAAGCAGTTAACGAAGCGTATGCAGTACTCAAAGACCACACGGGGAGCGAACAGACGAGCATACAGTACGGTCACGAGCTTTTTGAGGCACTAACTGCAATCATCAACCTAGGCTTAGACGTTGAAGTCTGTGGCGCGTGGGTGTGGGTTTCAGGTGATACCAAACCTCACCGCGAGGTTTTAAAAACAGCCGGTTACAAGTGGGCCATCAAGAAAAAAATGTGGTTTTACCGTCCAAGCGATTACAAGTCTTTTAGCCGTGGTAGTAAAACAATGGCTGATATACGCGCGGTATACGGTAGCGATAGAACAGGCGTAAAACAAAACAAAATAAAGGCGGCATGATATGAACAACATAATTGAGCAATTAAAGTTAAATTTAGATTTAAGAGAAAAGCGATCTACCATTGATATGGCACAGAAACGGCTAGCAGACTTGAAGGCAAGGAAAGCAGAAAGCTCATACGAAGATAACACA